ATTATCTTCCAAGAAAGTATATAACAGAAAAAACTGTAATTAAAGAAGTAATAGAATCAAAATTTGATATATCCCACCCAATAGAGGCTTATATTGATAATTATGAAGGTTATGGTGGAAATGGAACTTTACTATCTAAGTTTGGAATTCAGGACGTTGACGATTTGACCTTGATAATTTCCAAGGATAGATTTGAAACTTATATCACACCTCTAATTAGAAATGCTCCTAATATAAAGTTAGGAACTAGACCAAAGGAGGGAGACTTAATTTATTTTCCTCTTGGAGATAGGTTATTTGAGATAAAATACGTAGAGCATGAAAAACCATTTTATCAACTTCAAAAAACTTATGTTTATGAATTGAGATGCGAACTATTCAGATATGAAGATGAAGATTTAGATACTGGAATTGATTTTATAGATGATAATGTAGTAGATGATGGATATATTCAAACTTTAACTTTAGTTGGGGCAGGAGTAACTGCAACTGCTGTAGCTTCTTTAGTTAATGGTGGAGTAAGATCTATCAGGGTTACAAACAGAGGAAATGGATATACATCTACACCAAGAGTAGCTATATCTTCTGCATCTTTCGGTGGCATTAATGCTGTTGGAGTTGCAACAATGATTAGTGGTTTAGTTGATTGTGTTGGAATAAAATCTTCAAGAATTCAAGGTGTCGAACTTGTAAATCCTGGTGCTGGGTATACTTTGGCTCCTAATGTAGTTTTTGTTGGTGGAGGTGGATCTGGAGCTGCAGCGACATCCATTATAGGTAATGGACTAGTTGGAATTGTAACGATAACAAATGGTGGTTCTGGATATACTACCCCACCCACTGTTACTTTTAGTGGTCCTGGAATAGGAACAACCGCTATTGGATATGCCGTAGTAAGTCCATCTGGTTCTATATCGCAAATTAGAATTTTAGATGCTGGAGTTGGATATACAACAGCACCTACTATAACAATTCAATCCCCATATTCGTCCGGTATAGGCACATATAAATTTAATGAAGAAATTCTTGGATCCATAAGTGGAACTTCCGCAAAAGTTAAATCTTGGAATGTTGTTAGTCGAGAATTGAAAGTTTCAATAATTAGTGGAACTTTTGTGCCAGGAGAAACAATAACTGGACAAGATAGTGGTGCTGCTTATGAATTGCGTGTACTGAATACTGATAATATTGTTGATCCATATGCTGACAACGATAACATAGAAGAACTTGCAGATACTATTATTGATTTTAGTGAAAATAATCCTTTTGGAACACCATAAATATGGCTTATTATAACTAAATTATAGTATCAAAAAGGATATAAAAATGTTTGAATATTTTTACCACGAAATCTTAAGAAGAACCGTTGTTTCATTTGGTTCTTTGTTTAATAACATAACAATTAAACATGCTGATAATAGTGGTAATACTACTAGTATTATGAAAGTTCCTTTAGCTTATGGACCAACTCAAAAGTTTTTGGCTAGATTAGAGCAATCGCCAAATTTGAATAAACCGGTTCAAATGAGTTTACCGAGAATGTCATTTGAACTTATCGGTTTATCATACGATTCTGCAAGAAAATCTACAACTACTCAGACTTTTATAACTTCATCGGCATCAAACAAAAAACAAGAAAAGAAGGCATATTTACCTGTTCCATATAACTTGGATTTTGAACTGAGTGTAATGACTAAACTAAATGATGATATGCTTCAAATAGTCGAACAGATTCTGCCGTATTTTCAACCCTCATATACTATTACAATAGATCTTGTGAAAGAAATTGGGGAAAAAAGAGATGTTCCTGTAGTTTTGAATAGTATCAGTATGTCTGACGATTATGAAGGTGATTTTTCAACAAGAAGAGCGCTAATTTATACTTTAAGATTTACTGCAAAAACTTATCTATTTGGTCCTATTTCTTCCGCATCCTCGGATATTATCAAAAAGGTATCTGTTGGATTTGTTGCAGGACACAAAACAGATACTCCATCTAGAGATCTTGTTTATAGTGTAGAAAAGAGAGCCATAAAAGATTATACAGGAGAAGTTACAACTACTTTATCTAATAATATTTCCGAAAGTGATACAATTATAGAGGTAGATAACGCAACAAATATTCCTGAGAATACTTACATTTATATTGGTGAAGAAGAAATGTTTGTAGATTCTAAAACAGGAAATAAATTAACTGTTATTAGAGGTGCAGACAATACAATAGCAACGGCACATGTATCTGGAACTGGTGTTAAGAAAATAACTCAAGAAGATAATCAACTAATAGAAGTTGGTGATGATTTCGGATTTAGTGGTTCACTATCATGAAAATGACTAAAAAATTTGAAGACCTAAACGAAACTTTTAATGTTTCTGGAGAAATAGTAGAAACAGAAAAAGTTTCTGAAATAACAGTACAAGAAAATAAAACCTCAATTGATGATGTAAAAAAAGACTATGAGTACACTAGAGGAAATTTATATTCTCTAATAGAGAAAGGTCAAGAAGCTATAAATGGAATTTTAGAATTGGCACAAGAAAGTGAAATGCCTAGAGCATATGAAGTTGCCGGGCAATTAATTAAAAATGTTGCAGATGCTACAGATAAATTAATGGACCTTCAAAAGAAATTAAAAGATGTTGAGGAAGAAAAGGTATCAAGAGGACCAACTACAGTAAATAATGCACTTTTTGTTGGTTCTACTGCAGATTTGGCAAAGTTCTTAAAACAACAAACTGAAAATGAAAACATTTAGGCAGTTTAAAGAAGAGTGGACTAATAAATATAAAAAGAGTATTGATTGCTCCAACCCAAAAGGTTTTTCTCAACGCGCTCACTGTGCGGCAAGGAAAAAAAGAGCAAAAGGTGAGAAGACTGAATCAAAACCAGTACAATGAATGAACAAATAAAACCATTTAAAACAGTTGAACAAATTGCAAAGAAACATCGTCTAGAAGTTTCTTTCATAGAAAAGCAGCTAAAAATGGGTGAAAAAATTGAACACGAGCATACAAAAAATCATGAATTAGCGAGAGAAATTGCTCTTCAGCATCTTGACGAAATTCCTGATTATTATACTCGTCTGAAAAAAATGGAAACAGATGCCAAAAAGCATCATAAAAAATTTAAAGACGTAAAAGAAGAAACTAAATCAGGTGATAAAAGTCTTCGAGATTGGTTTAAAAAGTCTAGTGGAAAGGATCCAAAAACAGGAAGAAAGGTTAAAGGATGGGTTCAATTAGGAGGACCTTTTGCAGGTGCTCCATGTGCTCGTCAACCTGGCCAAACTTCTACACCAAAATGTGGAAGTTCTAAAATGGCAGCAAACCTTTCTCCAGAAGAGGAAGAAAAGGCATTCAGAAGAAAAAACAGACAGGACCCAAACCAACCACAAAAAAAGAACGCAGCAAAACCAACTAACGTTAGAACTGAAGAAATGGACTTGCAAGAAAAAGATAAATCTGGGAAAAAAGATGCTTGTTACCATAAAGTAAAATCACGTTACAGTGTTTGGCCAAGTGCTTATGCATCGGGAGCACTTGTAAAGTGTAGAAAAGTTGGCGCGGCAAACTGGGGAACTAAAACTGAGGAAATGCAAATGCACGAAGAAGAAAGATATTGCCCTCTTTGCAAAAAAAGAGAATCTAGATCTGAATGTTCATATGGTGAAAAAGCATGGGATAAGGTTTCCGTAAAGGATGAAGAGTATTCTATGGTTAGATCTGAACTCAGCACTATTGTTGACGCTGTTAGAAGACTGAAAGCAAAAGTTGAAAATGGTGAAGGCAATTTGGAAGCATGGGTGCAATCAAAAATTACTAAGGCAGCAGATTATATCGATACTGCAGCAGATTATGTTGCCGGTGGTGAAATGGAAGAAATGAAGTGTTGGCCTGGTTATAAGAAAAAAGGAACTCAAGAACTTTTTGGTAAGAAATATAATCGTTGTGTCAAAAAAGAAGAAGTGGATATTGAGGAGTCTGTTCGCATTCCATCTAAGACCGGCAATATCGTCTTAGTAACTCTTAATTGGAGGGGAAAATACTACGGTATCAAGATTTTCTTCCCACAGACAACTAAACCAAATAGAAAAGAAGTTCAAGATCAGATTGAGAAGGTTTATCCAGGTTCTAAACTTCAATCATATTATGTTTCAGATATCAAACCTGGAGAGCAGTTTCTTCAAGTTGAAGATTGGCAAAAAGTTAATCGTCAAGATAAAACGGATGGATTAAGTCAAGCAGCAGTCAATGCTTATCGCAGAGAAAATCCAGGTTCAAAATTACAAACTGCTGTAACTGAAAAAAATCCTAAGGGTAAAAGAGCTGAACGTCGCAAGTCTTTTTGTAGTCGTATGAAAGGTATGAAGAAAAGATTGACTTCTGCAGAAACAGCGAGAGATCCAGATTCAAGAATTAATAAAGCACTTAGACGTTGGAATTGTAATTAATAGGTAGGTTTTTGTTATGTCTGATGTATATCTTGGTAATCCGCTTTTAAAAAAAGCAAATACTCCAATTGAATTTACGCAAGAACAAATCCTTGAGTTTGTTAGATGTAAAGACGATCCGGTATATTTTGCTAAAAATTATGTGAAGATTGTGACTCTGGATAAGGGATTGCAACCTTTTCAAATGTATCCCTTCCAAGAGAAACTTGTCAATAATTTCCATAAGAACAGATTTAACATCTGTAAGATGCCAAGACAGACTGGCAAATCAACCACTGTAGTGTCTTTCCTGCTCCACTACGCCGTCTTTAATGACAATGTTAATATAGGTATCCTTGCAAACAAAGCAGCAACTGCCAGGGAACTCCTGGATAGGTTACAGACTGCTTATGAAAACCTACCCAAGTGGATGCAACAGGGTATTATATCTTGGAATAAGGGTTCTCTGGAGTTAGAAAATGGATCAAAGATTCTGGCTGCTTCTACGTCTGCAAGTGCTGTCCGAGGCATGTCGTTCAATATCCTCTTCTTGGACGAATTCGCTTTCGTTCCAAACCATATCGCAGATTCCTTCTTTGCATCTGTTTATCCTACTATTACTTCTGGTAAAAGCACGAAAGTAATCATTGTTTCTACTCCACACGGTATGAATCACTTCTACCGAATGTGGCATGATGCGGAAAAAGGAAAAAATGAATATGTCTTCACTGACGTTCATTGGTCCGAAGTTCCTGGAAGAGATGAGGAATGGAAGAAACAGACAATTGCAAACACTTCAGAGTCACAATTCAAAGTTGAGTTTGAGTGCGAGTTCCTAGGATCCGTTGATACTCTTATTGCTCCAAGTAAATTAAGAACACTAGTATATGACCATCCTAAAACACGTAGTGCTGGTTTGGATGTTTATCTAGATCCAATAGAGAACAATGATTATTTAATTACAGTAGACGTTGCAAGAGGAGTTGGTAATGATTACTCAGCATTTACTGTTATTGACATATCCCAGTTTCCTCATAAAGTAGTTGCAAAGTATAGAAATAATGAAATAAAACCTATGCTATTTCCTAGCATAATACATGATGTGGCAAAAAGTTATAACGATGCTTACATTTTATGCGAAGTTAATGATGTTGGAGATCAAGTTGCTTCTATTTTGCAATATGATTTGGAATATAATAATCTACTAATGTGTTCTATGCGGGGTAGGGCAGGTCAGATTGTAGGCCAAGGATTTTCGGGTAAGAAAACTCAACTTGGTGTGAAGATGTCTAAAACTGTGAAGAAAGTTGGATGTCTTAATCTTAAGACTATGATTGAGGAAAATAAACTTTTTCTAAATGATTATGAAATTATTTCAGAATTAACAACATTCATTCAAAAGCATAATTCATTTGAGGCTGAGGAAGGATGCAATGATGATCTTGCAATGTGCCTGGTGATTTATGCTTGGTTGGTTGCTCAAGATTATTTTAAGGAATTGACAGATCAAGATGTTAGAAAGAGATTATATGAAGAACAAAAAAATCAGATAGAACAAGACATGTCTCCATTTGGATTTATATCTGATGGTTTAGATGAAAATAGTTTTATTGATAGTGACGGAGATAGGTGGTATGTGGACGAATATGGAGATAGGTCATATATGTGGGAGTACATGTAAATGGATATTGATGGCCAGATAAAACTGGGTCATTTACTCCTTAATGATAGGAGGTGTAGATCTTGTGGAGAAATAAAAAACTTAATAGAAGATTTTTATAGAACTAGGAAAAATAGAGGACCAGTTCCATCTTCATACTCATATGAATGTAAAGAATGCACTATAAAAAGAATTTCTAATCGCAAAAAAGAAAATAACGATAACTTAGTGTGGTCATATCCTGACTGGTAATCTTTCATGCACCGTTTCCCCATCTGAAAAGTATTTTTTAATAAATATTTTTTAGATAAACTGAGTTCTACGGAGAAAAACATGGCGACTCCTCAATTATCTCCTGGTGTACTTACTAGAGAAGTTGATTTAACAGTAGGGAGAGCTGAAAACGTACTGGATAACATCGGTGCTATTGCTGGACCTTTTGCAATCGGTCCTGTAGAAGAAGCGATAGACATCACAACAGAGCAAGAATTAATTAGCACTTTTGGTAAACCAATTTCTACAGATGGTCAATATGAGTATTGGATGAGTGCTTCTTCATATCTCTCTTATGGCGGAATACTTAAGGTAGTTAGAGTTAATGGTTCTTCCCTTAACAATGCAAATGCAGGTGCAGGGATTGCAGCAACTACTTCCCTGAAGATTAAAAATTACGAAGATTACTTTGCAAACTATTCTACTGCAACTAATTTTACGTATGCAGCTAAGAACCCAGGTACATGGG